AGATTTAGTTGATTAATATATTTAGTTGAGATTTAGTTGATTAATATATTTAGTTGAGATTTAGTTGATTAATATATTTAGTTGAGATTTAGTTGATTAATATATTTAGTTGAGATTTAGTTGATTAATATATTTTTTATTTTTATTAATTATTCAAAGTTAAAATGATTATTTAAAACTATATTTTTATAATATAGTAATGTCAAATAATAATAGGAATTTTGTACCTAATTTTAACGATGTTCATTTTCAAGAAGAATATAAACAATACGAATCATTAGGTGATTTTAAAGAAAATTATGAAACTACAGAAGAAACAAAGGTGTTGTTTTTTAATACTAAAGATATAAATTATTTATCTGGTGATACAACATATAATTTTTCTATTCACTTTTCACCTGGTAATAATGATTTATCATCTATAAATAGAACATTTAAAAATGTAACTAATATTTCATTTGTTGATTTTGTTATAAGAGATGCATATGTTGATTTAAGCCATGTAAATTATTTATATAATAAAGGAATACTTACTTTATCTAATTGTATTAGAATGGAACGATTAAGTGATTTACCATATTTAATATTGGAAATAACAGATATAAATAATATTAATTATGGAACTAATAATAGTATCAACAAGTCATCCTTTATTTTAAAATATGACGATGACAAAGATATACGAAATAATAGTGGGACTTTTATAACATATAATCAAGATGATAATTTACAATATAAAAATGTTAATAATAGTGTACTACCAGAAACTAATAATAAAATGATGTATTATAAATGTTTTAGTAAAACACCAATGAATTTTTATCCAAGTCCAAAAGGAACACTTAAAAATATGAAAATATGTATTAAGACACCAAATGGTAAAATAATACAAAAAATGAATAATTATTTGAATTTATCATCTATTGAAAGGACTGGAACAGGTTTATTTGATATAGTAATGACAGAATACTTTTCACCAGAAGAATATTCGCTTGGAGATAGAGTTGTTTTTAAAAATGTTTCTATTACAGGATCATTACAAAGGAAATCTGATTTAGAAACTTATTTAAATAATAGCGAAGGGTTATTGGTGTTAGGTCATGGGAATAATTTAGCATCAACCAAAATGTATAAGAGTTTACGTATTAGTTTCAAGAACGATTTATTAAAAGATGCATCTATATCTGATGCTTCAAGTACTTATATTGATGATAATTTTGGTATACCAGAAACATCTATAAATTGTACTGGAACAGTTATAAATACATCACAACAAATTTTAATTGGATTGGAAATAACAAGTGAAGTTAGAGATAATAATATGTTACATTCTAATATAGTTTGATTATATTTATATTGTATTTTTTTTATAACTTTATACAATGTATTATTGATTGATATATTAATCAAAGACATATGGTTTAAAAATAATTATATTTTCTAATAATATATTATAATGTCAAATAGTGCCAGAATCAACTTGGGAAATTGTGTTTCAAAACCTTTTGAATTATATGAAAATATGAATATAGCAAATAAAGAAAAATATGGTAATACTGGTAATCAACAAAAATCAAAATTATCTGATTTATATTATTCTCAAGCTAATATTGATTATTTACAAGATGAAATAGTCAGACAAGTTTTTGAAAAAAGTGATGGTAAATATAGAATTGGTAAACAAAATGAAGATGAACTAATAATTGTTATGAAAAGTATTTTTTTGCAGAATGCTAGAAATAGTGATATTGATTTACAATACCAAATAGATGTTTTGAATAAACTTGTATTAGATTATTGTGTAGATAATGTGTATGTAAATTTACTCCAATATGTAAAATATATTGATGATATAACAAAAGAACAAACTGTTATGGATAGACCACAAAATGTTGATATTAAAGGAAGTAAAACCCTTATGCCTAACCATTTTATTAATTAAATAATTAAATAATTAAATAATTAAATAATTAAATAATTAAATAATTAAATAATTAAATAATTAAATAATTAAATATACATTGTTTAAGTAAAATTTTACTTTATTCGCAAAATTAAAATATTGAGAAAGACAAACTATGGGTTTATATTTCATTTTTTAATTATAGTCTTTATATAATGAATAAGTTATCAATTAAAGAGTTGAAAAAACTTAAAGAAAAAATTGATGCATTGGAAATGTGCGAACATGTTGAATTATTAAAAATATTTATTAAAAATGATGTAAAATACACTGAAAATAGTAATGGTATTTTTATTAATATGAATAAACTAAGCGATAGTTGTATTGAAGATATAAATAAATTTATGGACTTTATTAATAAGAATTTAAATAATATTTAAAATTTGATTTAAAAGAGATTTACAATAATACATTATAAATTAAATAAACATGAGCAATCCTACAATTAGTCAAGTGACAAAGTGTGTCAAAAGAAATAAACAAAATATCAAAATCAATTTGAATGCTTATGAAGAATTTACACAAGGCTATGATTTTGTAGTATATAGAGAAAAAAAGGAAACAAATGATGAAATTAAGACAATTTCAAGTAATATTTTAAACGATACTTCTTCAGTTATTAACTATAATTTTAATGAAATTATAGATATTCCAAAAAAGTTGGAAACAATTTTCGATAATCAACTTGGAAGCAATTATTATTTATTTGGTGTTAACAAGGAAAATAGTTTCTTGATTTCACTTCTTTATTTTATTTCAAAGGAATTTAAACTTAAACCACAAGATAAACAACTGGTTTTTAGTAAAGAACTAATGGAACTATTGATTAATGAACTTCCAAGTTATTTCAGGAATCATAAGTACTCAAATTATGGATTCAAAATGACTTCAATTATTGAAAATCTACAATCTAATAATATTGATGAATGTGTTTTGCGATATTTGTATGATTATTATAATATTAATATTATTGTTTTGGATTATAATAATGAAAAATATTTGGTTGGAAATGAATATAATAACAATTTCAATGAGAAAAATGTAATTATTATTAAGAATGAAAATATTTATCTACCTCTAGTAAATATGTTTGGATCAATGCCAACTAAGTTACTCTATAAATGTATTTTGAATAAACTTAAAATCAATAAAGAAGTTAATGTGGTTGAAACAAAAATTATGGACGAATCTAATAAATCAAATAAACTTTCACTAAAGGCATTTTCAAATTATAAATTGGGTGAACTCCAAGATTTGGCAAAACAACTTAATATTTCACTAACTAATGAAGTAAATGGAAAATCTAAAAATAAAACAAAACAAACACTATACGATGAACTTAAAAATGTATAAATTGTATATGGATATTAAATAAATTGTATATGGATATTAAATAAATTGTATATGGATATTAAATAAATTGTATATGGATATTAAATAAATTGTATATGGATATTAAATAAATTGTATATGGATATTTTTTAGTTTAATAATATTAATTATTTAATGTTTTATGTTTTTTTCTTTTAAAATTTTAATGAATAAACTTGTTATATTGTTGTTTCTAACACTATTAGTAATTTTATTATATATAAACTCCTTATATAATAATAATAATGTTTATAGAGAAAATTTTATAAGTAAATTAAAATTAGATAAAAATTTAATTGTTGTTATGATGGATGGTACAATAGGTAATGAATACACAACCACTATTAAATCTTTATGTGAAAATTATATAGATAATTGCACATATAATTTTGATGAAGACAAGGTTAGTAATCTAGAAAAAGTAAATATGACATATGATAAATCATTAGATACATCATCTAAAATGAAAAATGTTAATTACCTAGTTATTTATCAAAAAAAATCAAATAATAATTCAAATAATAATTCCAATAATAATTTCAATAATTATCATAAGAGATTTATTAAAAAATGGTGTTCTAAAGCAAAGAAAGATAAAGATAATTATATTGTTGTAGATTTTGATAATATGTATGGAAATAAAGGTGAATTATTAGATAAATTGGAAAAGAAATTTAAAATAAATATTCCCATGAAAGGGTTATTAAAATATGGTTCATTTAATAATGTAAATATAGATGATATAAAAAATATAGCTTCTAATGTATCAATGAATGATTTAGCTAAGCAATTTATGAATAAGATTTAGATGAATTTATGAATAAGATTTAGATGAATTTATGAATAAGATTTAGATGAATTTATGAATAAGATTTAGATGAAGGTTGAATAAGCTATTTTGTTATTGTTTTATTAAAATAATTTTTTTCTTAATATTATTAAGATTATAAAGTTTAATTTTATGAATATATAAAAATTGACTTATAAAATACAAAATAATATATTATTATTATATAGTTATGCATATTAAACAACATACAAATGACCTTATGGAGCTAATTAAATATGCTAACCGCGATAAAACATTAGAATTTGAGATGATAATTAAAGAACAATTTGAAAAAAATATTACAAATGAAATGTTTAATAATGTGGTTAGTAGAATAAAAGGTAGCAAACATATTAAGTTAAATGAAAAGATGGAATCTCTTGATATTTCATTTAAAACCGAAGAGTTTGATAGTGTTAGAGTAACAATTTTAGGTCAAGAAAATATAACAAATTATTGTTTAACAAATGATATTAAAAGTATTGATCCAACATATGTTAAATATTTATCAAAGACACCAATAAGATTCGTTAATGTTAATGATTATAATATTAGATTTAATCTTAAACGCGAAGTTGAATTGAACCCTAAAGATGAAATTATTGGAAATTTGAGTAGAGCATGGACAAAACTTGAAAAATTCTTTAGGTACAAAAAAAGAATGTCCTATGTTACTTCAGACAATTTATTTAACTTCGATTTAACAGTTCTTAAAACATCCAATAAGAAAACAATGAGAACAGATAATAAAATCTATAAAAGGAAAGAAGTAAAAGATTACATGAAAAAATATATCATAAAACCACCATATGTAGCTGATATTGCTTCATGGTTTTCTGAACTTGGACCAAATGATGAAGTTGAACTTATTGGAAAGAAATATGAAGCAATGATATCTTCAAAGACACTCCAAAAATCTAATGTATTTGATAATAGCCAGAATTTTGAAATTGAACTTGAATATATTGGAAATAAAATGAAATCAAAGAAAGATCCAAAAGAGATTTTGGTAAAAATGCTACAAAATACCATTCTTATTCTTCAGGCAATTCAAAAAAGTTATTATTTGATTAGCGAAACTGAAAAGAAAGAAGTAATCGAAAATTACAAAGCACTTATGGGAGACTATAGATTCAAGGGACCCCAAAATGTTACATTAGAGTTGAAGCATGTAATTGAAAGAAAGTATGAGGAATATGATTCATCTTTCAATAATATTCGTAGAGGTTTTACTGTGACTGATAAAGCAGATGGTGAAAGAAATTTGTTGATTATATTAGAAAATGGTAATATGTTTTTGATGAATAGAAAAAATACAATTAAAAGTGTTGGTGCCAAATGTGAAGCACTTGGTAACACAATTCTTGATTGTGAATATATTATTAAAAACAAAGACAATAAAAATATTAATTTGTTAATGGTTTTCGATATTTATTTCAAAAATTCAAGAGATCTTCGCGAAAGAGTACTTAATCGCTCAAATGAAGAAAAATTGGAAGGAAAGATTGATGAATCTAGATTTGAAGTATTAGATGAAGTTATGGAAATTCTTAATAGTTCAATGGTTTTACAAACTAATAATAATTTGGAAATTAAGAAAAAGAAATTTTATTATGGTGACGAAGGTGAAATTGATGAAAATACTAAGAGAATTATTAATGATTTATCAGTTCAATTAAAAGATTTCGAAGAGGGAAGCGAAGAATACAATAAAATTATGGAACAAATTACAACACTTAAAATGGATACAAAGATATTCGATGAAGCCAAAAAAGTATACGAAAAAGAATATCCATACAAGATAGATGGTCTTGTATTCACACCAAGAAATCTTAGAGTTGGTGAGGAACCAAGCAGAGAAAAGAAGAATATGTTTGATGGAAGATGGTATAACTGTTTTAAATGGAAACCACCAGAAGAAAATACTATTGATTTCCTAGTAAAATTCAAAAAGGACCCTGAAAATGAGTCCAAGGATTTGATTACATACAAAACAATTAATGATAAGGTTGTTGAATTTAAAACATTAATTTTACATGTTGGTTATAACCCAGCAATACATACAAGGTATAATTCATGTAGAATTTTAAATGAGAATCTTATATTTGAGAATTCTTATAGTCCAGTCATTTTCCAACCATCTAAACCTTTTGTTAAAGATATCCATTATGCACATTTACCAACAATTAATGGACAAGTTTATACAGAAAATAAAACAATAATTTTAGAAGACAATATTGTTGAATTTAACTATAATGAAAACGAAGTAGTTTGTTGGAATCCGTTGCGAGTAAGAGATACATTAAAACCAAATGATTTTGTTACCGCAACTAATGTTTGGGATTCAATCCATAATCCTGTAACATTAAAAATGATTACAACTGGTAAAGTAGATGCCAAATTAGACCTTTACTACCTTATTAATAAAAAACGTGACCAACGTAAATCTAAACCACTTAATGATTTTCATAGTTTTGTAAAGAAAAACCTTATTACATCTAATATTGGTGGTGAAAATAATGTATTGGATTTAGGTGTTGGAAAAGGTGGTGATTTAAACCATTATATTGAAGCTAAAACAAATGTTTTGGTTGGTGTAGATAATATATATGATAATTTAAATAATAGTGAAAATGGTTTATGTAATAGACTTTTTACAAAATCTGTTGATAATAAAGATAATAATTTATTGACAAATAGTTTGATGATTTGGGCAAATTGTGAACAAAATATTTTGAACGCAAATGCTGGAAATGATGAATTAAATAAATATTATTTGGATATTATTTATGGTAATATGACACTTGATAGTATTAACAATTCTAAACTCAGACAATTTTATAATATTGGTAATGTAAGTGCTGGCTTTGGATTTGATATGGTAAGTATTCAATTTGCTTTCCATTATTTCTTCAAAAATTTGGAAACTTTGGATAATTGCCTAAATAATATTTCTAAGTCATTAAAACCAGGAGGTAAATTTATTGGTACATGTTTAGATGGAAAAAAATTATTTGAAAGATTAACTTTAACTAATATCATTGGAGTTCCAGATTTATGGAATATTGAAAAGAAATATGAACAAATTGCATTTCCAGATAATGATAAATGCCTTGGATATAAAGTAAGTATTTTTAATGAAAGTATTGGAATAAGTATTGAAGAATATTTGGTAAACTTTGATTATTTGATTGAAAAGGCTAAAACATATGACTTAGAACTTGTTGAAATTAATAGTTTTTCAAAATTGTTTGATAAATTAAGCAGTAAAAAAGATTATGGTTCTATGAATAAAATGACATCTGATTTGAAAGAATATAGTTTCTTAAACAACGCATTTGTATTTAAGAAGAATTAAAATATTAAAATTATTGAATAATTAATATAATTCTACAAGGATTTAGATTTTATCTTTAAGATTTTATCTTTAAGATTTTATCTTTAAGATTTTATCTTTTAAAATTAATCTTAAATATTTTAGTAATTAAAATATAGGTTGTTAGTATATATTTTTTATTTATTTATTTAAAGTATTACATTGTAATTAATGTATGGCTCAAAATCAAAATCAAAATCAGAAAACTTATAGTTTTTTAAATAACAATGAATATTTCACAATTCCAACTATTAATTTAAAATATATTCCACAAGAAACTCAACAGGAAACTAATGATGTATTAAATTTTGATGAATTCCAACGTCTTAAACATTATAAAAATAAAATAGATGATTTAGAAGATACAAACCAATGGGATGATGCTAAAAAATTATCGAATTTATATGAATTGATTTATTTACCAAACAAGAAACAAAAAACTGATAGTATCTCTAAATATGAACCACTAAGTAGATCTTATTTTAAATTATGGGAAATTATAAATGATTTTAAATTGCTAGATAAAGAATGTGATTTAAATTTTGCTTCAATTGCTGAGGGACCAGGGGGATTTATTGAAGCAATTATAAATTATAGAAAGAAATATAAATTTTCAGATAAGCTACATGCTATTACATTAAAATCAGTTAATAAAGATATTCCGGGTTGGAATAAGGCTACAAATTTTCTTAGAAAAAATCCTAATGTTGTTATTAGTTATGGTAGTGATGATACTGGAAATATTTATAATATTGAAAATATAAAACACTTTAGAGATAATTTCAAATCAAATGCTTATTTAGTAACAGCAGATGGAGGATTCGATTTCTCATTTAATTTTAATAAACAAGAACAAATGTCATATAGAATTATATTTTGCGAAATTGTTATGGCATTAAGTGTTCAACAAAAAGGTGGAAATTTTGTATGTAAATTTTTTGATATGTACACTAAAATTACTATGTCATTTATCTATTTACTTTTATCGTTTTATAATGAAGTCCATATAACAAAACCATCAACAAGTAGACCAGCAAATTCTGAGAAATATATTGTTTGTAAGGGATTCAAGGGTATTGATGAATCCTATTTACATAAACTATTTATTGTTATAAAATCATGGGAATATTTTGAAAATAATAATCTTGAAATCCAAGGCATTTTTGATATTGATAATAAACTATTTTTTAATAAAATGAAAGAATTTAACACTAAATATTTTAATATTCAAGTAAATAATATAGATAAAACATTAAATTATATAAATTGTCCACTAAACGAACAAGCAAAAAGAAAACAAATAAAAAAGCAAGTTAGTGCAGCATTTTCATGGTGTAAAAATTACAAATGTAAAATAAATTATAATAGTTCATATTTGTCTTAGGGATTTTAATTATTATCTTTATCTTTTAAATTTGGTTTAATGAATTTTTCAACAAGTTTTTCACCAACTTTTACAGACGCATCATAATTAGAAACTTTGTTTTTTTTAATTTCTTTTGCTTTACTAATCATAAAAGAAATCATTTCCATATCCATTGTATTATTTAAACATTGTTGAAAGATACTATTATAATTATTTTGAATATTACTATATTTCTGCTTCATTTTTAAATCAAATTCTTTTTGTGACATATCCTTATAAGACCCCTTCTTTTTATTAAAATCTTTACATTCACTATTTAATGCTTTAATTTCGAGAAGTAATTTATCGTAATCAATATCCATTTTTATATTAAATTAATAATAATTATTTCTTTAAACGCATTAGAATTAAGGATTAAAGATTAAAGATTAAGGATTAAGTTATTTTCTAGAATATTTTGTTTTTAACTTTTTATGAATAACTTTTTTAATATTTTTTCTTGATTTTTTATAACCTCCACCTTTTAAGACTTGTGATAATTCATTGGTTGTAGTTGAATCTTTACCATAATAATCAAATAATGGTGGTGCTATTCTTAATGCTGCTTCAGGTAAATATTTTGGTTTCAATGAACCACTAACAATTAAATCTAACATTGGTTTCATTAAATATTTAGATTCATTACCTATAATTTTTGTTTCTAATTCTGGTTTGATTATTGTTATATTATTTTTAAATATTTCATCATATCCTATTGGTACTCTTAAGAAACATTTTCCTACAGTGTAATCATCACCTTGTGGAGCAAATGATTCTTTAAATTTAGTATTTAAATCATTATCTATCTTCGAAGAATAATCTTCAAACTTTATAATTTGTAAACCTTTTACATGTCCGTCGTTTTGAACCAAATTACCTGCTGCTTCAATATTTTTGAAAATAGAATTTAATTGATTTAAAAGCATGCTTAAATAGTGTAAATACCCTGAATATTTAGCATATTCTTTAACAGCAGTTTTAATTTCATTTATTTCAGCATATTCCAATGAAACATTTGTTACTTCTATTTTAACACCACCATTAACGTCTATTGTTAATATATCGCCTTTATTGGGTTTTTTATTTTCATCTAATACTATTAATAAATTTGTTATTTTCCTATCATTTAAATTATTTACATCCATTACTATTGCTTTACCTATTGAGGTTGGTGTTGAGGCTGATGCTGGGGCTGGGGCTGTTGCTTGGGCTGATGCTTGGGCTGATGCTTGGGCTGATGCTTGGGCTGGGGCTGTTGCTGTTGCTGGGGCTGTGGTTTTAACATCTAATTCATCACCGTTAAGATTTTCAGCATTAGCATCACTATAATCAACAAATTTAAATTCAATACGATGACTGATTTGGGTTTGGGTTTGTGCTTCATTAAAACCATGTGCTTGGAGGTCTAATACTTGTTTTTCTATATCATATATTTTGGCATTAAAATAATTCATACCATTTTTAATAACTTGTGAAGTATAATATAGTTTTTTTTTCAATTGGTTGATTTTTATGGTATCTAAATAATTTTGTTTAATAAATTTTTTTTCTATATTAACTTGTGTCATGCCATTTGTTACATTTTGTAAATATGATTCAATACTATCATCACCATCACCATCACTTAAATCTTTTTTTATATATTCAACCATTTCAGCACCTCTTTGTTTAATTAATGCATGGTCTTTACTTGTGTTTTCATTTATTGTTTCAAATTCATACAAACTTACATGTTCATTTGATGGTATACCATCATATAATTTTGTATCTATAATTTCGGTCATATAATCCTTTTCATGAAGTGTAAAATCTAACATATATTCGTACATATGAGGGAATGGAAATTGTGTAACAACTATTTCTGATTCAAGATTATTTCCGTCATTTGATAATTGTGATAATTGTGTTACTAAAGCTTGTGCTTCTGCAGACTCTTGACCTGCTGTTGGTGCACCACCAGATTGTACTACTGCTTCTGCGTCTACTTTTGCTTGTGCTAATTCTACTTTTGCTTGTGC